AACAACAGTTGATGCAGGACAAACTTATGGGACAGCAGGTAATCGTTCAAACGGAATCGGAGTAGTCGCAGTTGGGGCCAATAAACATACAACCGCAGTCTATATAGATACCCAAGGAGGGGCGGCTGGAAACTTCTTTACTGGGATCGAGTTTCGCCCATCCAGCATTGATACCTCTATTTTAGGGGGCCAAGCAATCAGGATTCCCAATGCAACCTACTACGGCGCATGGGAGCACACCAACGCGAACTTCGTCCCACTACTAGGTCTTTCCAGTAGCGATCTCGTATGGCTCGACAAGGCAGGACGGACGATCCAGGCAGGGACCGGCCCAACGGTTCTCACCAATGCAGCAGGTAAAATAGTTGATGGAGCACTGTCAACGAACATCCCACTCAAGAACTCGGCCAATTCATTCACTGCCATCCAAACAATAGCCGTCAACCAGAACGACATCACGAGCCTGAGCATCAGCAACACGACCAGCGGGACCAACGCGGTATCAGCCGTGTTGTTGACCAACAACTCGGGTAGCAACGTAGGCTTTGTCGGGTTAGCCTCATCTGCATATACGCCTATAGCAGTTCTAGCAAACAGAGTGTTCCTGGATGCGAATGGATTGTCTTCTGGGATAGCACTGAACACGGAATCAGCCCAGCCTATAGTGTTCTCAGTCAACGATGCAGAGAAGGGCAGGTTCTCATCAATCGGGGTTTTCAATGCATTCAAAGGCGCGGATGTAGCAAGCGCCGGGACGATCACCATCACCGGGAATGCTTTCCATGTCACCGGAACGACTAACATCACAAGCGTCTCGGGAACCAGTATTCAGGCTGGAACCGTCATTACAATAATCTTCGATGGAATCCTAACCTTTACTGATGGATCGAACCTGAAGCTGGCGGGCAACTTCGTGACGACTGCCGACGATACGATTACATTGGTGTATGATGGAACCAACTGGGTTGAGATTGCCCGGTCGGTAAACTAAAGGAGAGATCATGAAATTCAAGTTGCTTCTAATTCTGGTACTTCTGCTTGGCTATGCTGCTTTGCCCGCTTCGAGAGCTGAGGATAAACCTGCTGCTGTGGCGGCTGCTCCAATCGCAATCCCACAGGCCGAGCGTCAAGCCCTGATCGACGCCTACAAAGTGGTGGTGGATGCCAACAAGGACTTCCAGATAGCCATGCTCAAGGCCCGAGTAAAGTGCAAGGTTGACGAAACATGGCAGATCGATCTACAGACGATGAGCTTTACGCCACCAGCCCCAGCGAAAGCAGAACCGGCAAAGCCCTGAACTCATGCCATATGCCTACTTGAATTTCAGCCAGATGCAAAGCCAGCTTGCAGCACGGCTGGCCGATAGTGGCATGGTTTTCTTTCCTCAAGGCCACCTTCGCTCAGTTCTCAAGGAAGCTCTTAGAACATGGCAATCGATGAGCACGGTCCAGCGAGGCCGGTTCGTCTTCAACCACACAGCGGCTGCGCCGTTCTATGATCTCGCTACTGTAACTGGATCGCTCATCCCCAGAACCCTAACCGATCATGACCTCGTGAACGACCTACAGTATGCCCTGATGGAGCCGGTTAACGACTTCAGCTCATCAACGACGTGGGGCGGCACAGAGCAGTTCTCTATGGATGATCTGGTCAAGGCTATCCAGAGACGCCGGGATCAGTTCCTTCTCGAAACTGGATGCGTTATAACGGCTTCTGAGATAGCGGTTGGCTCTCCGTTTGATGGTAGAGTGCCCCTTAACGACTCTATTATCGATGTCAGAAGGGCAGCTTGGAAGAATCTAGATAGCGTCTACTCAACCCTTTGGCGCTCTGATGAGAGGCAGTTGAACTCGTTACTGGTAGGCTGGGCAACCACAGGCGGGACTCCACAGGTTTACTCTACAATAGTGGTTCCTCCTATAACCTTACAGCTCGGCCCAATCCCAGATGCTAGCGGCTCTATCCACCTGTTGACAGTCAACGTCGGACAAGCCCTCGACGTAGCAACCGGCGTCGATCTGGGGATTCCAGATGACCTCGCTTGGGCTATAAAGTTCGGGGCTCTTGCTGATCTTCTAAGCAGGGACGGCGAGGCTAGAGATCCTGCTCGCGCCGCTCATGCAGAACAACGCTACGCCGAAGGGGTAATGATAGCCAAGATAACTGGCTCGGTTCTGAACCTAGAAGTCAACGGAGCACAGACGCCGATTGTTGATCTTCAATCCCTCGACGCAATGAGCCCCGGTTGGCAGACTGTAGCGACTAACAGCGGAACCCCAACGGTAGGTGCAATGGCAGGCTTGAACCTGATCGGCTTCTCGCCGGTTCCCTCTGCTGCTTCCAGCGTAACCATTGACTGTGTTCGCAATGCTCCTATTCCAGCCAACGATGCAGCACAGGTTCAGCTCGCCCGAGAGCACCTAGATGTCGTGCTGGACTACGCTGAATACCTTGCCCGCTTCAAGGAAGGCGGCGCTGAGTGGGAAGCTACAATGCCGCTGGCTCAGAACATGCTGAAACTCGCAGCCGACCACAATCAGCGCCTAGCAGCACAGGCCCAGCTTGAAGACGAGCTTCGCTCTCAGAGTCAGAGAGAAGCAGATAGAAGACCTATGAGGATTGCGGTGGCATAACAAAAAGGGCCACATTGCTGTAGCCCTTTATCCGTCCCATCCTTCAGAGGAGGTCGCATTGACCTGATTGCAAGGCAATGTATCATAGCTTCTAGCAGAGGACAACAGAAAAGTGAGCTTAGCCAGGTCAAGATTCTTTGGGCTTCTATCCGCGCTTGATGTAGTCCACCAAGTCCGGGTATCGAACTGGAGAAGCATGGATGATATAGGCCAAGATTGGATGCTTAGGATAACCTCTTATCTTTTACGTGAGTATCAGAAGGAGGAGGGCACGTTTCATTCCTATGAGGTTATAGGATGAGTGCTTCTCGCCACAGCAGGGCAACCCAGAGATTCGCGGTTCGTGGCCTTCAGCTCGCCAAGAACCTTGATGAACTGGATAGCTCTGAACTTGCTATCTACCAGAACCTTCGCCAATTCGTCATCGGCAAGCTGGACACCAGACCGGGGCTAACGGCTATCAATGCAGCAGCGATGGCCGACCTGATAGTCCACTCGGTTCGCCGGCTGAACAACGACCTTCCATCTGCAACCCAGAGCTTCGCCCGAGTCGTTGGTGCGGGAACCAGTCTCTACAGCGACAACGGAGCCCACAATGCCTACACCTTGAGAGCCAGCGGCTTCAGTGGCAGGCCACTCTCGCTTGTTCCATTCAGGCCAGAGCAATCACCCGAGCCCTGGATGTATATCGGCGATGCAAGCAAGAGCGGAAAGATAAATGTAGCCGGGATATTCAGGAACCAGGGCATCGCGCCCCCAAGTGCGCCGCCAACTGGCTTAGGGGGAGTTGCGATCCCAACCTTTCCGGGGCCGACCAGAGCAGTAATTGACACCCTGCGTTCGAGCGCCAGTTACACCCCAACTAATTGCTCCCTCAGCACTCCAACAGCCAGCACTTTTATTGAAAACATCCTCTATGACACTGGCTCAACCGGCTGGGCTTCTATCAATCCAACTACATTCATGAACAGCATGGTTGTAGGCTCCTATGTCAACTTTGCTCATGGGGCAGCTAATGAGAACGCAGTCATAGAAGAAGTCCTGCCTGCGATGAAAAGCGGAACTGTCTCATCCATTACCTATGACGGTGGAACAACCGGGCTTTGCACCATAGTAGTCAGCCATCCTTCTCATCATAGAACCAGCCCGAATGCCTTGATAAAGATCAACACCGAAGTCGTCCGGGTGCTCTCTGTTTCCATTGGCCCTGATGATGTCCCCAGCATTCGTTGCTCTACAACCTTGAACCATGTAGCAGGAGAACCCATAACAGGGCTTACTTCCTTCAGGGTTTTTTTGGCTGGAACCTACATAGGTGGGGGCTCTGCTTCGGGCGATATCCTAAACCAAATGTCCGTCAAGCTGACGATGGCTGCTGCGGGAACGGGCTTTGCCGATAGAACTATCACGCTTGATCTCTCAAACATCAGTGGCAGAGTCGTACAGGACACTGACGAGATCAATATCATAATCACCTTCACCGAGCCTGCTAGTACCACGGAAGTTCAGGTCATGCTGGACTGCGATCAGTCTACCAATAACTTTACTCAGAACTATTTTATCGGAACTCTGCGGCCCTCTGACCTTACTTCTACGCTGAACCAGGCAAGCCCTGCGGTTGATACGAAGTCGGAGATTATCACCAAAAAGATCATAGATGAAACTCCGACTGGTGCTGATGAGAGCATTGCTCAAACGAGGGCGAGGCTACAGAACAGGCTGGCTAAGCTGACCCAGCGAAATGCTAATCCTCGAAGACTAAGGAACCTTCAAGCAAGGATAGACGAGCTTGTGGGAGACGGTGGTGACGGGGGCTTTATCGATCCCCCGGTTGTAACTCCTGATCCCTCATCCACCAGTGGTGTCTCTGGAGACATACAAAGAACTCTGTTCAAAGTAAAGGTAGGGGAGCTTATACGAGTAGGCTCTGACTCAACAGTTGGCCTGAAGGACATTAAGGCCCTGCGGCTGTTAGTAGTTTCCACCGCTGCTGCCAATGTAATCTTCGACTCATGGTGGATCGGCGGAACCTTTGGCCCGGACACCGGCGACATCGGCACGCCCTACTTATATCGCTATGTCTACAGGGCAAGCGAGAGCGGCGCTCGGTCTTATCCATCACCGGCTACTAGAAGCGGGGTGTTACCGAAGCGCCAGAGAGTCCAGCTCGTTGCTACTGTTTCAGCCGATGCTCAGGTAGACAAAGTAGACTGGTATCGCTTTGGTGGTTCTCTTACTGACTGGATTTACCTCGGCACCGGCCCCAACACCGGGGTCGTGTTCAACGATGATTTTCCAGATGATGCTATAGCCTCAAACCCGAGGATCGACTTTGGAAAGTTCCAGCCCTTCCCGCTAAGCGACATCCCTAGAACCGGAACCTGCAACGTCAGCGGAACCTCAGTCAGCCGTACCGGAGGCGATACGTTCAACGTCAACTGGGCTGCTGGATCACAGGTTATCGTTAATGGAGTTCCAGCTACCATCTATAGAGTTATATCCACGATCCTGCTTGAAACAGTAGAGAACCTTGGCACTCTAGGCGGTGTCAGCTTCTTCATCCCGGATGCCCTGATCCAAGGCCAGCCCTTGCCTGCTATGTGGGGGCCATTCGGTGAGGGCATCGGGGGAGTATTCATGTTCGCCTGTGGTGCTCCTAATGAGCCTGGCACATTGCTCTGGACTAACGGGAACGACCCAGATAGCGCCGACGAGAAGAACCGAGTCGAGATCACTTCTCCCAGTGAACCACTGATGAACGGCTGTGTCTACGACGGGCGAGCCTACGTCTGGTCAACCCAACGAATGTGGGCTGTCTCGATGGAGCCTGATCCTCTGACCAATCGGCTCACAGCAAGACCGAATGAGATACCAAACGGTAAAGGGCTATTTGCCCGCTTTGCCCTTGCAGTCGGTCCCAAGATGTGGTTCATCGCACAAGACGGTATCTATGAAACCGTGGGTGCCGAGCCTCAGCTTATTACCTCTGACCTCTATCCTTTGTTCCCCCATGACGGTCAACCCGGAGCAGCCGTCAATGGTATTTCGCCACCTGATTTCAGCCAACCTAACTCAATGGACCTGAACTACGCCGATGGAATGCTCTACTACGATTTTGTTGATCTCGTTGGAATGCGTCACACGCTGGTCTACAACACCCTGCTGAGCGGTTGGAGCTACGATGCCTACACTCCAATGGCCTGTACTCACTATCAGGAGGAAGGCCGGGGGGTGCGATCGGTTCTGCTCGGCGGTAGCGACGGAAGGCTCTACCAGTTCTTACAAACGGCATTGACTGATGCTGGAACGCCTATAAGCTGTGTCCTGCAAACCGGAGCTTTCGATGCTGGCGATTTCAGAGCCCAGAAGGTCTGGGCTGATCTGATTGTAGACTACCTGAGCAGCATTGCTATAACAGCCAGTGCGGGGTTCGACAACGTTCCGGCGACTACGCCGTTGACCAATCTGGCTATCTCGGCAAGCCGAACCCAGCAGATAGAAGACCTCGCAAGCGGCAACGGGGTTCAGGCCAGAAACATCATTCTCAACCTAAGCTGGAACGGTCAAGCCTCCCTGTTCGGCTGGGAACCTTCGTGGCTACCCAGACCAGAGGACTCCGCGTTACGCGCTACAGACATGGATGACCTCGGCTATGACGGAGCGAAGTTCGTTCAGGGCATTGTCATTGAAGCCGACACCAGCAACGTGGTCAAGTCAATCTTGATTCAAGCCGACACTGGGGTCAACGGAATAATGGCTACCCAGACTGGAGCCCTAACCACCATCCAGCACAACGGCAGGAGCGAGCAGGCTTACAGTTTTGCAACTCCATTCATTGCTCATCTGGTCAGAATCCTCGGTAACGACTCCGACCCCTGGAAGCTGTTTAAGTGGCGATGGGTCTTTGAGCCTTCGCCCGAGCTGGTTACTGACTGGATAACCCAGCCGACTACGCTTGATGGTGAAGGCTTCATGCACATCAGGGAAGTCCAGATAGCCCACATCAGCACGGCTAATCTGACGTTCTCGATCATCACTGATGATGGAACGAATGCCCCAATAACGGATACCTATACCATCAACCACGGCAACGGGGTCTACAAGAAAACCTACATCGTTACTCGGGATAGAAAGTTCAAGTCGGTTACTTTTAAGCTGGTTTCGGCGGCGGGCTTCAGGGTCTTTCAGAAAGACATTGAGGTTCGGTTTAGAAGCTGGGGCCAATCTGGGGGCTACAACATCGTGAAGCCTTTCGGCGACATTAGCCGGGTCAAAGGCGCTGCAATATGATAGACTGCCGAGCAAGGGGGCAGAGTTAGAACTATGCGCCTATTCTGGTTCCTGCCACGAGAAAGCTCTCTGCCCCCTAGATTTTTGTGCTACAATCGCGGTCGTGGGCTGGGGATGTTTGGATGACAGTACCTGCAAGAGCTGCCTTCGGCCCACGCTTAACCTCAAAGGAGCTTCCCAATGGCCAGACCCTTCAAAGGCACTATTACCCTTCCAGCAGATACCACAGCCCATAGGCTGAGCGACTGCATCAAAGCCGTCGCCGGCGCAGGAACCGGGGGCGATGCTGGAGCTTCAGCTCGCTACTGTGGCTGGACGCTGACGGCTGACCTAAACAACGCAGGGGATCTCTACATCGGGGGAGCAAACGTCAGCTCTACCATCTACGGAGTAACCCTCAGCCCCGCTGACGACTGGACGGTTGGTAGCGGAAACCTCCTGAACAATAAGGAAACTCATGACTACTGGATCAGAGGCTCAGCAGTCAGCTTGAAGTTCCACTTCGAGGGCGAAATAGCATGAAACGTCTACTCTGGATTGTTGCAATTCTCCTGCTCTCGATCAGTGCCTCGGCACAGGTCAGCGGGCCTGCTCGAAAGATAGCATTCGGAACTGCTGATCCGGCCTCCTGCCAGACTAATGGCAACAACATCTTCTTCAGAACCGACACCGGCCAGTTGAAGGTCTGTACGGCGGCTAATACATGGTCTGTAGTGGGGGCAGGCGCAGGCTCAGGTGATGTCAACGGCCCTGCTTCGGCCACTGATAATGCAATAGCCCGCTTCGATGGAACAGGCGGCAAGACCATCCAGAACTCGGTAGTAACCATTGCTGATACAACCGGCAACATGGCCGGGGTTGGCACCATCAACACCCACACGATACCCGGAGGAACCGGCACCTTCGCCTTGATTGCAGCAACACAGACTTTCACGAATAAGACCTACGATACCGCTGGAACTGGGAACGTATTCAAGATCAACGGAGCGCAAGTCACGTCGATAGGCTCAGGGCTAAGCATTGCAGCGGGCGTGCTGGATGCGACGGGCGGTGGCGGCGGTGGAATGTCCATTGGAGGCACGGTCACAAGCGGAACAATCGGCTCTATTCCATTCATCGGCGCAGGCCCGGTTCTGGCCCAAGACAATGCTACCTTCTTCTGGGACACCACCAACAAGAGGCTCGGTATAGGCACCACAGCCCCCGCCTCTGCTCTCGACGTTCAAGGCTTCATGTCTCTCGGTGCGCTGAATACGGAAGGCCAGGGAATCTATCTTGCTTCCTGCTTCACCAATACCCAAGCCCTCTACCTTGTTGCATCGAACGACGGCAAGACTTTCAACTTCCTGAACAGCAACGATCCGACGACAGGCGCGGTCTATACGCCGGTTAGTCCCTCGATAGTCCGTGATCCTTCGATCATGAAAAGCGGTGGTCTGTATTGGGTTGCCCATACGAACAACTTCGGCGGTACGACCTTCGATGTCATCAGTTCTCCTGATCTTTCTAACTGGACTCTCGTTCAGAGTGTCGATATGTCGGCAGTGACAGGCGTCAACCGAGTCTATGCGCCTGAGTGGTTCGTGGACACGGACGGTTCGATTCACATCTTCGTCACAACCAGCATCGACACCGGCGTCTCCTATCAAATCCATGAGGTTCATCCTACCAACGCGGCGATGACCACATGGAGCACTCCGGTTACGGTGACAGGCACTGGAATTCCGGCCAGCGCGATTGATCCCTTTATCCTGAAGCTGGGCTCAAACTACCAGCTTTGGTACAGCAATCAACCGACAAACTCCTTCATCGAGGTTGCGACTTCAACCAGCTTGACTAGCGGCTACACCGCGCTCCACACCGGAGACTGGAACTCTTGGGGCAACACCATTGAGGGGCCAAATATCGTTCAGACCGGAACCAATACCTACAGGCTCTACGTCGATCATTTTCCCTCGCTCGGAATCAAGTATGCAGAGTCAACGGATGGTGGTTCTACTTGGGGAGCCTTGACTGCTATTACAGTACCGGGGGTCATCGTTCATCCAACGATCATTCGCATAAGAGACGTTGATGCACTGAGAAATATGGCGGGCCTATTCATGGCCCGGAACGCAAGCGTCAACGGTCCCTTTACGGCTTCGGCTGTCACCACAACCAACGGCTCAGTTGTTTCAGCCTCTCACGTTATCTCGGGAGCGAACCTTTATCTCGGCACCGGAGCCGATGCCTACCTGATACTCGGTGCTACTTCAACAGACACGATCATTGGTCGAGCGGCGGCGGACAATTTCAGGCTTGGCAAGCTCGCTGCGAATCCCCCGATTGCTCAGACGTTGAGCATGCAGAACGCGAGTGGAACTAACATCGCGGGCGCAGACTTCACGCTTGACGCTTCGCAGGGAACCGGAACGGGCACAGGTGGCTCGCTGATCCTCAAGGTTGCCCCTGCGGGTTCAACCGGATCATCGCTGAACGCTCTAGCGACGGCTTTCACAATTCTTTCAACCAAGAAGGCTACGTTCGCTGACGATCTTACTGTCAGTGGATTACTCAAGACAGGTAGTGGGCCAACCACACTGACGGACGCGGCAGGATTGATTCTCTCTGCTGCGTTGAACACGGTCGGGGTAGCGCAAGGCGGCACCGGCCTCACCACCCTCACGGCAAACAACGTTATTCTGGGCAACGGGACAAGCGCCCCGACGTTTGTTGCGCCTGGCACTTCAGGTAATGTGCTCACCTCAAACGGGACAACCTGGACAAGTGCTGCCGCCTCTGGTGGAGGCTCGGGAACGGTCAATAGCGGTACTCAGTATCGAGTGGCTTACTACGCGACCACGGGCACTGCGGTTAGTGGAAACGGCTCATTGGTCACAGACGCGAGCGATAACTGGACCCTCTCCAACAAGCTCGGCGTCGGCATAGCCCCA